CCCCGCGCCCCCGCCGCCCGAGGAGACGGAGGTGGTGGGCCGCGGGGCTGGAGGTGCTGCGTGAGTGCCATACGGGAAGAGATGGGTCCGGTTCCCGTGGACGCACGCGCGAACTCGTGCGCGGAATCGTGCGCGCCCGAGACAGCCGCACTCGTCCGCTTCCTTTACCTACACGTCTACCGGCACGGGATGATGCCCGCGCTCGTCGCGTTCACCGGGCTGTCGGAGTCGCAGATCCGCAGGCAGCTCACCGGCGCGCAGCACCCGTCCGCAGTCCTGGTCTCGACGCTCCTCGCAACGATGGACCGCCGCGAGGCCGACTACCTGCGCGAGCAGCACGACGACGCCACCCGCGTCCGCGTGCGCGCCGAGCTGGTGTCGCCGGGCGTGCGGCAACTGGACCTGTTCAACAGGGGCCGGTAGCCCCGGCCATTGAAGGAGAGACGCATGAGGTTCATCGACATCACCAAGCGCGAGATCGCCCGCATCAAGAACGCCTTCGGCAAGAAGGTCGACGCCGTCGCCGTGGCCGGCTACCGGCCGAACCCGACGCTCGCGAAGACGCCGACCGCGAAGCCCGAGACGCGCCACTACACGAAGTGGGAGCTCCAGAACCGGGCGAACCGGCGCGGGGAGCACCGCCCGGTCGAGGGCGCCCTCGCGCTCGGCATCCTCTCCGACATCAGCGCGACCGAGCAGGCGCTCGCGAGCATCCGCGCCAGCCGCGAGCGGCTCGACGCCATGCACTCGCACGTCCTCGACATCGCGCCGCGCCTCCGCGACCTCTGCTGGGCGATCGACGCGGCCAGCGCCGAGCCGGAGATCGAGGACGCCGACCCGGTCGCCGCCTAGCCGTCCAGACACCACGCGGCCCCCTGGTGGAGCAGGGGGCCGCTTCTAGGAGGGAACAACCGAAATGAACCGCCCCAAGGATAGCACCCCTTACATGACCGAGGCCCACTGGCGCCTCTACGAGACGGCGCTCGGGCAGGTCATCAAGTGGTCGCCCATCGCCCCGCACGGGACCGCTCCGTACGACCGCCCGGAAAACCGGGAGTGGAGGCGCAAGTGAAGAAGCCCTGGTACGAGACCAACTGCCTGCACATCGACGGCACCGTCCGCACCTTCGTTTCCCGCGAGAAGTCCGCCGACCGGGCGCTGGAGATGGGGCGGCTAGAGTGCCCGAAGGCCATCCGCGTCACGGTCGGGATCGAGGGCAGCGCCGCCGTGCTGCGCGAGTGGAGGGCGGCGTGAACCGCGCCCAGCTCATCCTCGCCATCCGGCAGGCCGATGTCGCGCTCGACCAGTTCGACAAGTCGCCCGACGGTGACTGGAAGAAGGGCATGGCCGCTGCGCTCGCCTGCATCCCCGTGATGCGTAGCCTGCTGGCCGAGGCCAAGACCGCCAACCTGACGCTCGAAGCGCACGAGGTCGTCTCGAACTCCATGCGGTGTTCCGCGTGAACCAGGCGAACGACCTCCCCGGCTGCCCGGTCTGCGGGCACGTCGCCTCCGAGTGGGAGTGCAAGACCGAGTACGGCAAGCCCGACGGGTGGACCGTCGCCTGCCTCCGCAACAAGTCGCTCGACCACGAGGTGTGGGTCTCCGGCAAGACGCGCCGGAAGGCTCGCGCCATGTGGAGGAGGGCCGCGAAGTGAGCGCCCCTCGCCCCTGCGCCGCCTGCGGCATCGTTCGCCCGCCCGTCTGCTTCGAGCACGGCTACAGGGAGAAGACGATGTGCCGCCCCTGCGCGAGCCAGAAGCACAAGCGGGTCCGCGACCGCGCCGGTGCCGACCCCTCCGAGTGGCCGGAGGACCTCCGCGTCAGGGAGTTCCCGGAGGCGCGCCGTGGCTGACGTTGTCGTCACCGTCCCGAAGAAGCTCTGGTCCATGTGGCTCGAGGAGGGCGACCTCGCCGGCGAGCCGTGGAGCCAGTCGGCCGAGTACCACTTCTGGCTCCGACGAGACGCCCTCCCCACCATCCTCCCGGGTGAGCGCGTCTACGTCGTCGCGCACGGGCGCCTGCGCGGCTACGCGCCCCTCGTCCGGACCGAGCTCCGCTGCCGCCTGGCGCCCTCCAGGGCCTGTCTCGTCCGCAGGAACGACGCCGTCGCCGTGACGATCCCGGACCCGATCGTCGGCTTCCAGGGCTGGCGCTACCGCTGGTGGGACCGCTCTGCCGAGGTGCCGTTTCCGGAGTGGCGCTCGCCCGACCCCGATGAAGCACTTGAGCGGCTCGCGCAGCTCGCGATGCACGGCGGCCCCGCCGACGTCCCGGAGGTGGACGACCTCTTCGCGAGCCTCGGCGAGAGGCGGGGGATGCGCTGATGTCATTCGCTCGGTTCCTCGAAGGCGACGTCTACATCTACCTGAACACGGAGGGGCTCTACGAATGCTGCTCCTGCGGGCTCGCCGGGTGCTGTGTCCTCCTGCCGACGGCGACCGAGATGCTCGCGCACGTCGAAGAGCACCGGCGCGCGGGGCACGAGATCCCCGACCGCTGCGTCCCGGAGCTTCGCGCCGAGGAGGCGACGGGCGACGCCAGGGCGGCCGTGCTGCGGGCCGAGTGGGGAGAGACCCCATGACGCTTCCCCCGCCCTTCCGGACCGCTCCCTGCCGCCACTGCGGCGCCCCCACGCGCGTCCGCAACGGAGCCTTCCTCCGGGCCTGCCGCGAGCGCGCCGGCCTCTCCCTGCGCGAGATGGCGCGCCGGAACGCCGCCGGCAACGACGAGTACGCGGCGCGGGTCGCCGCCTACATGGCGCGGAAGGGGGCGGCGTGAGATTCAACGTCTACGTCTTTCTCGCCTTCGATCGTAACGACGGGAGTTATCAGGCATACGCACGGCTGACGCTGGCCGCGGCGCGTTCGATGCGCCGATACATCTCGGACCTCGGGTGGAAGACGGGTCCGATCTCGAAGGTGTCCTGTGGGCTGACGATGAAGGTCGACCCGGAGGTGTCGAAGTGAGCAACCGCGAGCCTCTCTTCGCGATCGTCTACACGGACGCCGGGCGCCCCGAGATCGTCCCGGCCCCGGCGCTGACCCGACGCGCCCGGCTGATGAAGCTCGAGCACGCGAAGGGCGTCCTCGCCAAGCTCCTTGCCGACTACTGCGAGGCGTGCCGGGCCAACCAGATCGAGGTCGACTTCGGATCCGAGCGGGGTGCGGCGTGATCAACGACGCGCTGGCCTGCCCGAAGTGCCGCAAGCACTCGTTGCGCGTGTTCACCTTCCCCGAAGGCAAAGGCGGTTGGTCCGAGTGTCTGTGGTCGGGGTGCGGGTTCACGGTCTACGCGGTCGGGTGCGACCCCGTAGCCAAGTGGAACGAGATCGCCGACCTCGTCGCGGCCGCTCGCGGAGGTGCCGCGTGATCCGCTACCGCGCCTACGGCCAGCCCCCGTCCCGCGCCGCATACTGGCGACAGATCCGCCTCGCGCTCTGGATCCCGGCGTATCGCATCGCCGAGGTCTCTGGATTCTCGGTCGCGTACGTCTACGCGATCGAGCGCGAGGAGCGCCCGCTCCTGCCGCACGTCGAGGACGTTCTTCGCGTCGTGTACGAACGAGAAATGGCCCGCGTCTACTCCGACGCCGGGCGACTGGAGGCAGCGTGATCTCTGGACCGCTGGTCATCGTCCTCGTTTTCGTTCTCATGTTGGCCTGCTACTGGCTCGTCGAGTTCGTCGATGCCGTCAAGGCCACGCGCCGCGACGAGCAGGCGCTCCGCGAGTACCTGCTCCGCATGGAGCAGCGAGATATGTCCTCGCTCATCGACGACTCGCCCGCGCCGCTGCCCGAGGAGTGGCACGCGCCGAACGTCGTCAGCTTCCGGCCGCGTGACGCGGCGTAACCAGAGCAAAGGAGAGAGAGATGCCCGACCTCGTCTTGATCGACCTCAGTTCGATCGCATATCCCATTTTCCACATGTCCGGCAACGATCCGGACGTGAACCACGTCTCCACCGCGACCGTCGCGAAGGTCCGCGCCCTCGCCACCGGCCAGCCCCACGTCGCCGTCTGCTGCGACTCCGGCAAGAGCTTCCGCGCCGAGATCGACCCGGCCTACAAGGCGCAGCGCGGCGAGCGCGACGCGACCCTCATGCACCAGATCGACGTCGCCCGCGAGCGCCTCGCCGCGGACGGCTTCCCCGTCTGGGCGCAGCCCGGCATGGAGGCGGACGACCTCATCGCGACCGCCACGAAGATCGCGACCGAGCGCGGCATGACGGTCCTCGTCGTCTCGGCCGACAAGGATCTCCTCCAGCTCGTCTCGCCCTCCGTCCGCGTGAAGTCCCCGGCGACCGGCGCGGAGTACGACGAGGCCGCCGTCGAGGCGAAGCTCGGGGTGCCGCCCGCGAAGGTCCGTGACTACCTGACCCTCGTCGGGGACGCGGCGGACAACATCAAGGGCGCTCGGAACATCGGCCCCAAGACGGCCGCCAAGCTCCTCTTCGTCCACGGCGACATCGCGAGCCTCTACGCCGCCGCCGAGGCGCAGCCGTCGCCGCTCAAGCCGTCCGAGGTGGAGTCGCTCAAGGAGTTCGCCCCGCGCGTCGAGACCGTGCAGCAGCTCGTCTCGCTCCGGTTCGATGCCGCGATCCCGTTCGACGAGGTGCTCGAGGAGAGGGTGCCCGTAGAGGCGGCGGAGTTCGTCGCCGAGGAGGAGAAGACCGTGGAGATCGTCGAGGAGCCCGCCCCCGCCCCGCAGAACGTCACGACCCTCGCCGTGCGCGAGGCCGAAGTCCTCGCCCCCGCCCCGCCCGAGTGGGAGCGGCAGCTCGACCCGCGCTCGATGGAGCAGGCCCGCAAGCTCGCCCGCGACCTCTTCGACTCGCGGATGTTCAGCTCCTACGGCACGCCGCAGGGCGTCCTCTCGACGGTCATGGTTGGCCGCGAGCTGGGTCTCCCGGCGATGGCATCGCTCCGGTCGATCCACAACCTCGACGGCAAGCACACGCTGTCCGCCTCGCTCATGGCCGCGCTCGTCATGAAGTCCGGCCTCGCCGAGTTCTTCGAGCCGATCTCCTTCGACGAGAAGCAGGCCACCTTCGAGACGAAGCGCAAGGGCGCGCGGAGCCCCGTCCGCCTGACGCACACGATCGAGATGGCCCGGCAGGCGTGGCCGAAGTCCGAGGACGCCTGGGCGAAGTCCGGCTGGGGCAAGAACCCGACCGACATGCTCGTCGCCCGCGCGCAGGCCAGGCTCGCGCGCCTCGTCTACCCCGACCTCCTCGCGGGCCTCTATACGCCGGAGGAGCTGACCGACATGCGCGAGCAGAACGAGCGGGTGGCGGCGTGAGCGAGTCCGAGATCCTCGCCGTCCTCAAGTCGATCGACGAGTCGCTGAAGACGCTCCTCGACCTGCATCTGGTCAAGGGCGGGAACGCGGAGCCGGAGCGCGGACAGCGTGTCGCCTCCGACGCCGACCTCGACGGGAAGTACGGCGACCCCGAGGTCAAGGCGAAGGACCCCCGCGACTGGACCGGCCCGACGATGCGCGGCAAGCGGTTCAGCGAATGCCCGCCGGAGTACCTCGACATGGTCGCCGATCGCCTGGACTACTTCTGCTCGACGAACGAGGGCAAGACCGAGGAGGACCAGAAGAAACTCAAGTACCAGCGGCTCGACGCCTCGCGCGCGCGGGGCTGGGCGAAGCGGCTGCGGTCGGGCTGGAAGCCGAGCAGGACGACCGCCGCGTCCGGCTGGGGCAGCGACGATGAGCCGATCTGACGACCACGGCCTGTCTCCCGCCGATCTGGAGTCGCGCCTGTCCTACTACCAGAACCGCGCGCTCGACGCCGAAGCGAGGCTCGCCGCCGCCGAGGCGCGGTGCGCGGAGTTGGAGGCGCAGAAGAACGCAGCGCTCCAGCGTGCGTGGTCCGCAGAGGCGTCGCTGTCCGTTCGCGTCGGGATGCGGCGCGAGTTCGAGGAGATCCTCGGCGTCAGCGACACGATGGAACCCGGCGCGTTCGAGGCTGGGATGGAGCGGCTCCGGGCGCTGCAAGCCGCCGAGACCGAGCGCGACAGCTACCGATTCACGGCGGATCGCCGCTGGGCGATGCGCGACGAGCTAGAGCGGCTTCTGGGCGTCGGAGACACCTACGGCGAGGAGCAGTTCGAGCGCGGGGTGGCGAGGCTTCGCGGGCTGATCGCCGCCGAGTCCCGCGCCGCCCGCTACGAGGCGGCGCTGCGGGAGATTGGGCAGCACCCGTGCTGGCTGATCAAGATCGGATGGGGCGGGACGTGCGTTGACATGAAGGCTGCGGGGCCGTGCGCCTCGTGTCGCGCCCGCGCCGCCCTCGCGGGAGGCCAGCCGTGACCGCCCGCGACCCGCTCGCCATCGAGTGCCCGAAGTGCGGCTCCCGCCCCGGCATCCCGTGCTGCTACCACCCGTACGGCGGCAGGCAGACGAAGTTCTACACCGAACGAGAGGGCTACCACGCTGCACGCACCCGCGCCGCCGAGCGCGAAAAGGAGGGGGACCATGGGAAGTGACCTGACGAAGTGCAACCAGAAGCCCGCGTGCTTGAACCCGCCCGCCTACCGCTTCGCGTGGGCCGGGCAGGACGAGGCCGCGATCTGCGAGGAGCACGCCGCGAAGCTGCGCAACATCTCGGCGGCGATGGGCTACTACTGCCAGCTTATCCCGCTCGATGGGATGGCGTTCCCCGGCGACGGGCGCGACGGGTACACGGGCGAGACGGAGGGGTGATGCCTAGCCCCGCCCTCTCCGCCGCCCGCCGTCAGGCCGAGGAGGCGCTGGCCTACAACGTCCACAACCCGATCGTGCTGGGGCAGGCGGTCCGCGCCCTCCTCGCCGCCACGGAGCAGCGTTGCGAGGTCCACGGGTACGCCCCGCCTCGCGGCTGCGTCTGCTCCTGTGAACCGCGTCCGACGTTCGCCGCCACTGCCCCCGCCCCGCAGCCGGAGGCGGTCGAGTTCATCGATATCGTCTTCGACGGGCCGCCCGAGCACGCCTCCGGCCGTTTCGTTGAGGTCGAGGACTCGAACGGCAGGTCGATCAGGTTCGGGAGTTGGGTGAAGCGCGCCGACGGTTACTGGGCGTTGCGGTTTGCCCCCGCCCCGCCCGCTGGCGACGGCGCCAGGGAGGCGGCGCTCGCGTTGCTTGAGGACTACGTCGGAGTCGAGGACATGCTCCCGCCGGAGACCGCAGCGAAGGTCATCAGGCTCCGGAGCGCCCTCGACGGCGCGCCGAAGCCCGCTGGCGACGGCGTCAGGGAGGCTATCCGCTCGGTCTGCTCGATCTGCAACGCCACGCTCGCCGCCCTCGACGCCGCCAAGGGAGGCCGCTGATGACGCTCGCCGAGATCATCGAAGAGGGGGAGCGGCGGCAGGAAGAGTGCGTGTTCGCGCGGGACAACGAGGAGTGGGACAAGGCCCACTTCTGCCGGAGCGTCTTCTGGGAGAAGCACGGCCCCCGCCTCCTCGCAGTCGCGCGGGCGGCGGTGGAGATGCGGGAGGGCGCAGAAGAGTTCGCCTCGCTTTTCCAGCGCGGCGCGATGGACTGCCGCCACGACAACGGTTGCGAGGCTTCGGGGCGCGATCCGAGATGCACCGAGTGCCGGTTCCGGCTCGCCGTCGCCGCCTTCGACGACGCCGCCGGAGGCAAGCCGTGAGCCGCGCCGGATGGACGTGGTCCGAGCCGTCCCCGCCGAAGCCGACACTCTACGAACGCGACCCAGAGCCGCGCCCCGTTCTCTACTCGCCTGACGGTCATCCGCTCGTTCCCGCGCCGAAGCAGGTCGGGTTCGCGTTGCCGCAAGACGACGCCGCCAAGGAGCGCCCGTGACCGCCCCCTCCCTCCTCGACGCCGCCCTCGCCGCAGCATTCCTCGCCGGGATGTTCGCGGGCGCCGTCGTGCGCTGGTTCTACGCGGAGCGAAGCAGATGACCGACTACATCCTCGCCCCCGTCGTCGCCAAGAAGCTCGGCATCCAGACCGCCACGCTCGCCAAGTGGCGCAAGCAGGGGCGCGGCCCTCGCGGCTGGGTCCGCTACTCGCCGTCTGCCGTCGCCTATCCCGCGCATGAGGTCGAGGCGTGGCTCAAGGAGCGGGAGGCAGCGTGAGCATCGTTCGCGTTGAACCCACAAAGGCCCAAGCCGTAACCGCGCTCGAAGCCACCGATACGTTCGTTTGCGCGTCGTGCGGGAAGAGGCTCGGCAAGTGGCGCGACAACGATTCGTTCTCGCGAGACACGCGGGTATGCTGGGTGTTCCCTCACCGGCCGGGCGCGTGCGAGGAGTACCCCAGGTGAGGAAAGCCTTCCGCGCCGCCGGCTTCTACTACGACTCCCGCAAAGGCAAGGCGTCCTTCGTCGTCTGCATCCCTGGCACCGCCGGCCGCGTCCGCCGCAAGCGCACCGTCGCCGTTCGTGACCGGGAGCAGGCCGTCGAGGAGTACGCCCGATTCAAGGCCGAACTCGGGGCGCGCGACGGCAGGGCTACGGTCTGGACGCTTCGGACCTACTGCGCCGCCTTCGACCGCAAGCTGACCGCCACGCTCGCCCCGGCAGCGGCCAAGGCGTTCCGCCTCGACGTGCGCCGGCTCGTCGCCGTGATCGGGGAGAAGCCCCTCGCGAAGCTGACCGACGCAGACGTGAAGGACGTGGCTGTCGGGCTGAAGTTCGCGCCGTCCACCGTCAACCACACGCTCTCGACGCTCCGCAAGGTGCTGAACGACGCGGCCTCGCGCCGGGAGATCCCGTTCTACCCGCTGTCGCGCCGGCTTCCGACCCGCAAGGCCGACCCGCTGTCGCTGGAGATGCCCGACGAGGAGCGCGAGCGGTTCCTCGCCGCGTTCGACGACGAGGCCGGGTTCCGCCGGATGCTCGGCGAGGAGCGCGTCGTCAGGATCGACCGGGGCGCTACGGTCAACGCCGTACCCCGTCCCGACGGCGAGGCGGCGGGCGTCCGCTTCGCCCTGTTCCGTGCGTCGAAGCCGCTCTTCATCGTCGCGCTCGAAACCGGCCTGTCGCTCTCCGACCTCAAGGCGTTGACGTGGGCCGACGTCGAGGGCGAGGTGCTGTCCCTGCCCCGGCAGAAGACTGGCGTCGAGTCCGTGATCCCCATCTCCGAGGCGTGCCGCGCCGCTCTCGACGAGGTCAAGGCCCGCGCCGTCGTCGGGCAGCGCGTATTCATCGGTCCCCACGGAAAGCCCGTCTGTACGTCGCAGATCAAGGCCCACTTCGAGACGGCCAAGCGCCTTGCCGGCATCACGCGCCGGCTCCGCTTCCACGACCTGCGGCACACGTTCGCCTCGCGGCTGGCGACGGCCGGCGTCCCCCTCCAGGTGATCGCCCGCGCGCTCGGGCACGCCTCGACGCGCACGACCGAGCGGTACGCACGACCGGGCGGCGAAACCGTCGACCTCGTCCGTGCTGCTCTCGATACGAAACCGTCCACGGCACCGGCCGCCTTCCGGCCGAGGAGCATCCGTAATGCCTGACGCGACCTACCCGCGCTCGCCCTCCACTTCGGAGAGGTCAGAGCAGCACACCGCACCATCCGAGGATAGCGTAGGTATCGGCCCCGATCACCCATCCGGGGGCACGCCGACCCATCCGGGGGCGTCGTGCGCGACCGAAACGGCACCGTCACGAACCCTTCACCCCTCCGACAACCCCGTCACCCTTCGGCAGCACCTCACCCTCCTCGCCGACGCCAACCTCGCCCAGCTCGACGCCCTGCGCCGCGTCGACCGGATCGCCGCCAACCTCGCCTCGCGCCCGCACGACCTGATCTCTCCGCTGACCGTCGCGGCCCAGATCCGGATCGCACTTACCGGGGTGAATCTGGTTCCGATGCGGGAGGGGGAGTGAATGCCCCGCTCCGCGTCCTCGACCTGTTCAGCGGCATCGGCGGCATCAGCCTCGGGCTTGAACGAACCGGCGGGTTCCGCACCGTCGCGTTCTGCGAACGGGACAGGTTCTGCCGGGCGGTCCTCGAGAAGCACTGGCCGGGCGTCCCGGTATTCGGAGACGTCTCCTCGCTCGACGGGCGAGCTTTTCGAGGGACGGTTGACGTCATCGCTGGCGGATTCCCTTGCCAACCGTTTTCTTCAGCTTCACGAGGTCGGAGACGAGGCACGTCTGATGACCGCTACCTCTGGCCTCAGATGCGCCGCCTTGTTGACGAGGCCCGGCCTAGCTTCGTCCTGGGCGAGAACGTGCCTCACATGGACGGGGTGGCACTCGATGAGGTGGTTCTTGACCTGGAAGGTCTCGGCTACGAAGTCGCGCCACCGCTTGAAATTCCGGCTTGTGCCGTCGGATTCAATCATCGGCGGTCGCGCCTCTGGGTTCTCGCATACGCCGACGGCGACCGCGAACCAGTCTTGCCCGTCTATGCAGAAGTGGCCGGGATGCAGGACGGCGGTCGTCACTCCGCAGAACTGGGAGCGGCAGATGGGCTTTCCGGACGGCTGGACCGACATCGCCTCAAGGCACTCGGCAACTCGGTCTGCGTTCCGGTCGTCGAAGCCATCGGGAGGGCGATCTTGAGGACGCTGGAGGTGAACCAGTGTACCGGCGTCAACCTCGTGCCGATGCGGGAGGGGGGAGAGTGAGCCGCGACTACGCCGCCTTCCTCCGTGCGAAGCAGTGGCGTCAGCCCGAGTCCGGCTTCGACCCGATGCCGATCGCGTCGCCGCTCTTCGACTTCCAGTCTGACCTTGTCCGGTGGGCCGTCCGTCGCGGGCGCGGGGCTGTCTTCGCCGACACCGGCCTCGGGAAGACTCGCGTGCAGATCGAGTGGGGGCGGCAGGTCGCGGCCTACACGGAGCGGCCCGTCCTGATCCTCGCCCCGCTCGCCGTCGCGGCGCAGACGGTCAACGAGGCCCGTGTCTGCGGCGTCCCGGCCGTCGAGTCGAAGGACGGGCGGTTCCCCGAGGACGCCGTCCTCGTCGTCACGAATTACGAACGGCTCCACAAGTTCGAGACGTGGCGGTTTCGCGGGATCGTCCTCGACGAGTCGTCGATCCTGAAGAGCTACGACGGCAAGACCCGCTCGGAGCTGATCAAGACCTTCTCGGGCACGCCGTACCGGCTCGCCTGCACCGCGACCCCGGCACCGAACGACCATTCCGAACTCGGGAACCACGCCGAGTTCCTCGGCATCTGCTCGCGGGTGGAGATGCTCTCCGAGTTCTTCGTCCACGACGGAGGCGACACCTCCTCGTGGCGGCTCAAGGGCCACGCGCAGACGCCGTTCTGGAAGTGGCTCTCGTCCTGGGCTGCGACCCTTCGTCGTCCGAGCGACCTCGGATACGACGACGGCGCGTTCCTCCTGCCGCCGCTGACAATCCGGCAGCACGTCGTCGAGTCCGGCCCGGATGACGCGGGGCTGCTCTTCGCGCTGAACGCCCTGACCCTTCAGGAGCAGCGGCAGGCCCGGCGGGCGTCGCTCTCCGACCGCGTGACGCTCGCGGCGAAGCTGGCGAACGAATCGACGGACCCGTGGGTCGTCTGGTGCGACTTGAACGCCGAGAGCGCGGCTCTCGCGTCTTCGATCCGTGGGGCCGTCGAGGTGCGCGGCGACATGGACATCGAAGAGAAGGAAGCGAAGCTCGCCGACTTCGCGGCCGGTCGCGCACGCGTGATCGTCACCAAGCCGTCGATCGCGGGCTACGGGCTGAACTGGCAGCACGCCGCGAACATGGCGTTCGTTGGCGTGACGCACTCGTTCGAGGCGTTCTATCAGGCCGTCCGGCGATGCTGGCGGTTCGGGCAGAAGCGGCCCGTCGAGTGCCACGTCATCACGTCCGAGGCCGAGGGAGAGGTCGTCGCCAACCTGCGCCGGAAGGAAGCCCTCGCTGCGCAGATGCACGAGGCGATGGCAGAGCACGTCCGCGCGTTCGTCATGGACGAGGTGCGCGGGCACAAGAGCAGCCGCACGGCCTACCAGCCGCGCCAGACGATGAGGATTCCCGAATGGCTAAGGGCCGCCTGAGCACTGTGGACGCAAACCCAGCCGACGTGAAGGTTCTGGACCAGCACATCGAGGACGGGTGGGCAATGTACCAGGGCGACTGCGTCGAAGTGCTGCGCGGCATCCCGAGCGAGTCGGTCGGCTACTCGATCTTCTCCCCGCCGTTCGCCTCGCTCTACACCTACAGCGCGAGCGACCGCGACATGGGGAACAGCCGCGACGACGCCGAGTTCTTCGCGCACCTTGACCACCTGATTGCCGAGCTGTTCCGCGTGATCGCGCCGGGCCGGCTGGTGTCGTTTCACTGCATGGACCTGCCGATGTCGAAGGAGCGGCACGGAGTGATCGGCATTCGTGACTTCCGGGGCGCGCTGATCCGGGCCTTCGAGGCGCACGGATGGGTGCTGCACTCGCAGGTCACGATCTGGAAAGACCCGGTCACGGCGATGCAGCGGACGAAGGCGCTCGGGCTGCTCTGGAAGCAGATCAAGAAGGACTCGTCCATGTCTAGGATGGGCCTACCTGACTACCTCGTGACGATGCGGAAGCCGGACGCCAACGAGGAGTTCGTCTCGCACTCGGCCGAGGAGTTCCCCGTCGAGCAGTGGCAGAAGTGGGCCTCTCCGGTATGGATGGACATCAACCCGAGCGACACGCTCCAGTATCAGAGCGCCCGCGAGAACGCCGACGAGCGGCACATCTGCCCGCTTCAGCTTCAGGTGATACGGCGCGGGATGATCCTCTGGTCGAACCCCGGCGACGTCGTCCTGTCGCCGTTCGCGGGGATCGGCTCAGAGGGCTTCGTCTCGCTTCAGGAGCGGCGCAGGTTCATCGGCGTCGAGCTGAAGCGCAGCTACTACGAGCAGGCCGTGCGGAACCTGCGGGCGGCTCATGGCGTGCAGGGCGGGCTATTCGAGGGTGCGGCATGAGCTGGTGCGTCTACCGCATCGCCGACCGCACCGGCGTCGAACTCGACGCCCTCCTCGACCCGCAGGCCCGCGTCGTCTCAGAGCACGGCACATACCGCGAGGCCGGCGAGGCGCTCGCAGCCTACCGCCAGCGGCTCGCAGAGGAGGCCGAGTGGATGCGCAGCCAGCTCGGGCTGTTCGGGGGGCAGGAATGAGGCGGCGCGGCAGGGTCGATTCCAACCAGAAGGAGATCGTCGCCGCTCTGCGCCAGATCGGGGCGTTCGTCCAGTCGCTCGCCGACATCGGCAAGGGCTGCCCCGACCTCCTCGTCGGCTGCGCGGGCCGGACGTTCCTCCTCGAAGTGAAGGACGGCTCCAAGCCGAAGAGCGCCCGCGCCCTGACACCCGACGAGGAGCTTTGGATCGAGCGCTGGCGGGGCGCACCCGTCTTCATCGTCGAGAGCGCCGAGCAGGCCATCCGCTCCGTGACCTTCGTGGAGGGGCGCGATGCTGCCTGAACCGCTCACCCTCGGCAACGTCCTCACCGTCCGCGACCGCGTCTTCGGGCGATCCGAGGACAAGTACCAGCGACAGGCCGACTACATCACGACACTCGGGACGCTCCTCGGAAGGCCCTGGGGCGACCCGTCACGCGCCGACGCCGTGCGCTCGGCTGCGATGGAGGAGATGACGAATGGCTGACTGCATCGAGTGCCGCAAGCCGATCCCGTACGGCAGCTCCTTCGGAGGCTCGATCTGCAACCGCTGCCGGGGCAAGCGGGCGGCGGCGATCAACAAGGCGAAGCGCGAGAAGCACGGGGCGGCCTACTTCACCAGCCAGGAGCGGGGCGGCGATGCACGCGGCTGACCTCTCCCGCTCCCCCCGCCTGCGCCGCGTCCTCGACGTTCTCAAGGCCCATCCCGACAGCGGCATGACAACGCTCGAGCTCGTCCACTGGACCGGCTCCTGCGCCGTCCACAGCGACATCGCCGAGCTGCGCGCCAACGGCATCAAGGTCGGCTGCACCTACGAAGGCACGCGGAACGGTCGGCGGGTCTACCGCTACCGCCTCGAGGACCGGGCCGCATGAGGATCCGCTCCATCAAGCCCGAGTTCTTCAAGGACGACGAGCTGGCCTCCCTCCCACCTCTCGCCCGGCTGCTGTTCGTCGGCCTCTGGGGGCTGGCGGACGGCGAAGGGCGCCTCGAGGACAGGCCCGTCCGTATCGGCGTCGAGGTGCTGCCGTACGACAAGGCGGACACCGACGCCCTCCTCGACGCCCTCCACGAGCACGGCTTCATCACCCGGTACACGGTCGACGGGCGCGGATACATCGAGGTCCGGTCCTTCCGCCGGCACCAGCGGATCGGTGGCAAGGAAGCGATGGCTGCGTCCGAATTTCCGTCCCCCTGCGACGGGGAAGCAGTAGTGAAGCAACTGGGAAGCAATGGGGAAGCAGTGGGGAAGCGGCCGATGTGCGGAAAGGAAAGGAATGGAAAGGAAAGGAAAGTAAAGGGAATGGGAAGCGGTGGCGTGTTCACGCCCCCCAGCGAGGGGGACTGGGTCGCGTACGTCCGGGAGACCTTCCCCGACTGGCCCATGCCCGACGCCCTCTCGGCCCACGGCTGGTACGAATCGAAGGGCTGGCCCGGCGTGAAGGACTGGAAGGGCTGCGCCAAGACCTGCTACCACCGCTGGCAGGGCAAGGCCCAGCCACGCCCCATCGAGCGCCAGCGCGCCCTCGTCGGCTCGCACCGTGAGGCACAGCCCGAGCAGGAGCGCACCGACCCGATGCCCGACTGGATGCTCGAGGTGCGCCGCAGGCTACGGGCAAGGGAGTACGTCTCCAACGCCGCAGTCCTGGCGATGGACGAGTGGCTGAGGGGAGGCAACCCACTGCCCCCTGACCCCGACGCTCAGGACGAGGAGGGGGCGGCATGACCCCGGACGCCATCTGTCCCACGTCCGACTTCACCTTCGACCCCACACGACCGGCAGGGGGCCGGTTCGCCCCCAAGGAGAGAGCCGATGAAACCGTCCGACTGCATCATGCCGGCCGTCCCGTGCGGGCCGGGGCAGACGCTGTTCTGCGCCGTCACGCCGGAGACGGGCCGCTGCACCTGTCACTGCGCCAACGTGCCGACGGCGACCGTCCCGACGCTCGACTGGCCCGCCCTCGCGCTGATGGGCCTGCTGCTGGCCCTGGCGGGCGTCAGGAGGCTCCGGGCAGCGTAGGGGCGGCATGGGCCGCGGGGGCGTCGCCAGAGGTTCTGGCGGTCATCCTCGCGGAAGACGCCGCCATCCTCGGGCGGGGGGCGGCATGAGCCTGCCGCTCTGCCCCGTGTGCGGGAAGAGGAAGATCCCGATGGTGGACTCCGCTGCCGTAGTGAAGCTCGGAGAGACCGGAAGCCCGCTGCGGTACTCTGTAACCACGATCCGTAGCTACGCTTGCCCGTGCGGGTGGAGCTACATGACGAGCGAGACGATCGACCAGTTGAACCCGGAGACGCTTTGGGTCAGGAAGTTCGCCGAAGACGAGACGAGGGAGAGGGTATGAAAGCGAAATCGAAAGCGAAGGGGTGCCAGCGCCACAAGACGAAGGACGCCGACGGGCGGCTGGTGATACTCCGGAAGAGGGATTGCCCCGGCTGCCTGCGCGAGCAGGTCTTGTCCTACATGTCCCGGCAGGGGGTAGCCATCGAGGTCATAGACCAGCTCGGGGCGATGGCGCACGAAGCGCGGAAGAACCTCGAATGGCTGGTGAACTACACGCGCATCACGGACACCGCGTCCAAGAGACTGAGCGAGCCGCTGAAGGCCCGCGGAGAGGGCCGAGTCTCCGGGTAATCGGATAGACCCCCTAGAGAACCTCCCGCCATGCGCCTATTTAGATAGGCGTGGAGACGGGACCGGACGCCGCGACCTCGCCTGCTAACAGGCACGAAGCCACGGCGAGGGCGCTTCCTCCGGTCGAGACCCGCTTCAAGCCCGGTCAGTCTGGCAACCCATCGGGCCGCCCCAAGGTCGGGCGGCCCGTTTCCACTGCGTACGCCGAACTCCTCGACACGCCGGGCGAGACGCTCAAGGCGCAGCTCGAGGAGTTCCGCCGGCGGCGCGGCGACAAGTTCTGCGCGGCCGACATGGTCGCGATCGGGATGCTCACCTCCGCCGTGAACCCGTCGAACCGCGGGCAGACCGCGGCCGCGGGCGAGATCACCGATCGGACCGAGGGGAAGGTCCCCAGCACGACGGTGCTCTCGGGTGCCGACGGCGGCCCGCTCCGCGTCGAATGGGTGAACGACTGGAGGAACGCGGGGGGCGAGGGGTGAGCACGATCCGCCTCCCGATGCCCCACGCGGGGCAGCAGCTCGTCCGCAGGGAGGCGCGGCGCTTCAACGTCCTCTCGGCCGGCCGCCGGTGGCGGAAGACGACCCTCGTCATGCCGATCGCCGTCGAGGTCATGCTGGGTGGCGGGACGGTCGTCTGGGGCGCCCCGACGTATGACCAGGTCGCGACCGCGCACGAGGAGATGCGCCGCGGATGCCGTGGCGTGGCTCGGTTCCGTACCTCGCCCTCGATGGACGCCGAGATCCCGGGGGCCGGCAGGTGCCTCTTCCGCTCCCTTGACAACCCGGACAACGCACGGTCGAAGACGGCCGACCTCGTCGTAGTCGACGAGGCCGGCGACGTCCTCGAGACGGCGTGGACTGAGGTGCTCTTCCCGATGCTCATGGACACGCACGGTGGCGCGTGGCTCATGGGGACGCCGAAGGGCCGGAACTGGTTCTGGCGCGAGCACACGACGGCCAGCGACAAGGCGCGGACGGCGACCGAATGGGTCGCGTGGCAGATCCCGACCCTCGGCTGTCGCGTCGAGGACGGGCGGCTGGTGCGCGCGCCGCACCCGTATGAGAACCCCCACATCCCCTTCGCGGAGGTCGAGGCGCTCTTCAAGCGGATGCCAGAGCGCGCCTTCCGGCAGGAGATCCTTGCCGAGTTCCTCGAGGATGGCGGCTCGGTGTTCCGCGGCGTACGCCCGGCAGCTACGGCCCGGACGCTTACCCACGCGGAACCCGGCCGCCGCTATGTCATGGGCGTCGACTGGGGCAAGACCGAGGACTTCACCGTCATCACCGTCGTCGACGACGAGACGGGCGAGGTTGTCCGGGTCGACCGCTTCAACCAGATCGACTACACGATCCAGCGGGCGCGCGTCGTCGCGGCCTTCGAGGCGTTCCGGCCGTCGACCGTCGTCGTCGAGCGGAACAGCATCGGCGAACCGCTCATCGAGGAGCTCGTCCGCTCGGGCCTGCCGGTGCAGCCGTTCACGACGAGCAACGCCTCGAAGAGCCTCGTCATCGACGCGCTCGCCCTCGCCTTCGAGCGGGGCGACATCCGGATACCGGACGACCCGGCGCTCGTCGCCGAGCTCGAGGCGTTCGAGATGGAGCGGCTGCCGGGCGGGTCGTTCCGCTTCGCTGCGCCGGCCGGGATGCACGACGACTGCGTCATGAGCCTCGCCTTCGCATGGCACGCGCACGCGGGAACGGGGGCGCCCTACAGCGGATGGCTCCACATCGTCGACAGCGCCCTGAAGCGCCGCGAGCCTGAGAGGGCCGCATGACCGACCGCGTCACGCAGGTCACCGCAGCCGAGGTCTACGCCGCGACCGGCAGCTACCACGTCCCGCAGATCCTCGGCTGGGACGGCCGCCCGGTCACGTACAACGACCTCCACTCGCCGATCGACATGGGGCCCGGCGACCCGCTCCCGCCGCGCATTCCGGTTGCGGGCTACCCGCCCCGAGAGCACCAGTACCCGCTCGGGTTCAACCTCATCCCGACCCCGCGTACAGAGGGCGGCAAGGCGTACAGCTTCGCCCAGCTTCGGGCTTGGGCCGACACCTGCAGCTACTTCCGCCTCGCCGTCGAGTACCGCAAGAAGCAGGTGCGCGCGCGGCGTTTCGAGGTCGTCCCCGTCGAGGACTCGAAGTCTTCGGCGGCGCGGCGCAAGCACCAGGGCGAGATCGATCGGGTCAAGGGCTTCCTCGAGAAGCCGAACCGGGTCGACGGCCTCGGCTTCTCGACGTGGATCGGGCAGGCGATCGAAGAGGCGCTGACCGTCGACGCGCTCTGCTTCTTCAAGCAGTGGCACTTCAACGGCTCGCTCTCCTACGTGCAGGTCGACGGGCAGACCATCAAGCCCGTCCTCGACCAGTGGGGGCACGTCGTCGGCTACCAGCAAATCCTCTACGGGATGCCGACGACGAGGTACAGCGCGCCGGTCATCGACGACTACGGCAAGGGCGAGCTCGCGTACTGGGTCTACAACCCGCGGGTCACGGGCGTCTACGGGACGTCGGCGATCGAGGAGATCCTCCCGATCATCCTCACCGCGATCAAGCGGACGCAGGCGCACCTCGGCTGGTACACGGACGGCAACATCCCTGACGCCTTCCTGTCTTCGCCCGAGGGCTGGACGGCAGACCAGATCATCAAGTTCCAGAAGTTCCTCGACGAGGAGCTGACCGACCCGCGGCAGCGGCGCAAGGCGCGAGTCCTCCCGCACGGGTCGACCTACGTGCAGGCCAAGCCGTTCTCCTTCTCGAAGGAGGAAGAGGACGCCATCGCCGCGATCGTGCTCGCGTACATGGGCGTCCCGAAGCACGTCCTCGTCTCGCAGGTCAACCGTGCGACGGCCGAGACGCAGCAGGAAGACGCGGGAGACGTCGGGCTGACGCCGCTCGTCCGGTGGCTCGAGGAGAACCTGACGACCGTCATACAGGAAGACCTCGGCGCCGCGGAGCTGAAGGTCATCTGCACGGACGGGCTACAGGGACAGGACGACGCCGAGACGGACAACGACGTCAAGCTGATCGCCGCCAAGGTGCTGACGGCCGACGAGGTCAGGGCGAAGCGCGGCCTCGAGCCGATGGCGCAGGAGAAGACGGTCGCCGGCCGGATCGACCCGCAGTACCTGACGCGGGCGATCTTCGAGGCGGGCATCGTCACGCGAAACGAGATCCGCCGCTCGGTCGGGCTCGGCGACGCGCCGGAGGGCGGCGACCAGTACGTCACGGTCGGCGCGTTCTCCGCGACCCCGCCCGAGCAGATCGAGGCGGCGCCGGCCGGGGCAAAGCCTGCCTTCGGCGCACCGCCCCAGATGGGAGCCCCCGATGCCACTCGAGATGCTGTCGTGGCTCATGCCGTCGGTCTTCTCACCGAGCCCGACGAGCCCGCCGCCAAGGCCGAGCGCGCCGCCTGGCGCCGATGGGCCCTCAACCGCTTCGCCAAGGGCAAGCACACCGAGCCCTTCCGCTGCGACCACATCGGCGAGCACGACGCCGCCCCCATCCGCAAGGCCCTCGCCTCCGCCCGAACCCGGGAGGACGTCCTCGCCGCCTTCGAGAAGAAGGCGAAGGCGCTGACCGAGGCGAAGAAGGAGTCGGCCGTCGCGACCGTCAAGAGCGCGGCGATGAAGCTCTTCGAGAAGCAGTACGGCGAGGCGATGGCGAAGGCGAGGGAGGTGCTGGGTGCCTGACCCCGCGGCCACCTTCGCCGACGAGGTCGGCTCCGCCCTCGAGGGCATCTACTCGGCAGCGTCCATCGACGCGACCGGCAGCGGCACGGGCAACGGCCTCGATATCTCGTTCGACTACCTCGACGCGAACGCGAAGAAGTACGCGAAGGAGCGCGGGGCCGAGCTGATCGGCACGAAGGACAACGCGTGGAGCGTCGAGCAGACGACCCGCGACGAGGTCAACCGGCTGCTGCAGGAGGCGATGGACGAAGGCCTCTCGCCGCAGGACTTCGCCAAGCGCCTCGAGGAGTCCGGCCTCTTCAGCGAGGCGCGGGCTGAGGTCATCGCCCGCACCGAGGTCGCCATCGCGCAGAACTACGGGCAGGGCGAGACGTACCGCGAACTCGGCTTCACCCACGTCTACATACAGGACGGCGACTGCGACATCTGCCGCGAGGTCGACGGCCAGACATGGACGATCGAGGAGTTCCTCGAGAACCCCATCCAACACCCTTCGTGTGTTAGGTCCGCCAGCCCTGTCCCGATCGACTGAGGAGACACGCATGGAACCCTTCGACACCTTCGAGTCCGTCACCCTCACGCCGGGGCAGGAGGTGCTCCTCCGCGCGCCGCACGGCGTGAACGTCATCGGCGTCGTCGCGAGCGTGGACGCGGAGGCCCGGTCCGTCACCTTCGCCGACGGGCGGGTCTACGCCTTCCCCGAGCTCGAGACCGAGGAGGTGGAGTCGTGAAGCGGCTGCTCTTCGCCCTGCTCGTCGCGGTCATCCTCGCCGGCCCGGTCGCCGCGGGCGACAAGGTCAACCTCGTCTGGACGGCGCAGGCGACGAACACGACCGCGACCATCGACACGACCGGGTACAAGTCGGCGCAGGTCACCATCTGGGCGGCCGAGGGCTCGCCGGACGGGACCGTGTCCATCTACTACGACTCGGACCGCGGCGGCCCGCTGGTGCTCCTGAAGCAGTACGCGACGCCGACGACCGTCAAGACCTTCGCCGGGCCCGTCGGCACGAAGCTCGTCGTCGGGCTGTCCGGCATGTCCACGGGGAAGGTCGGATGCACGGTGGTGCTCAAGTGAAGAAGCTCCTCGCCGCGCTGCTCCTCGCCGCGGCGCCGGCCTTCGCGCAGTGGGACGACATCGTCGCCGGCTGGTCGGAGATCCAGACGCCGCCGTCCTCGCTCCCCTCGCTCGCGGGGAACACGGGGAAGGTGCTGGCCGTCAACGGCGGGGAGACCGGCACCGAATGGGTCGCGGCCCCGGCTGCCGGCGCGGCCGGAGCGGACACGCAGCTGCAGTTCAACGACGGGGGCGCCGTCCTCGCAGGGACCGACGGGCTGACCTGGACGAAGGCGAGCAAGTCGCTCAGCCTCGTCGGTCCGTTCACGCTGACACCCTTGACGGACCTCGTTCCGCTGACGGCGCGCGCCTACTCGTCCGGCACCAATCACATATTCCAGTGGCAGACCTCGGCGAACGGGGCGCTCGGGCACATCGCGCACGACGGGAGCATCACGGCTCCGGCGGTCTCAGCGACGACGTTCACGGGCGCGCTGACCGGCAACGCCTCGACCGCCTCCGACGGCCTGACCTCTGCTTCCGGCACCGCGCCGCTGACGCTGAACCTCGCGGCCAAGGCGCTGACCGGCAGCGTCGCGACGATGACGGCGGCTTCCGCTGGCTCCGGCGGCGCAGCTGGGCTGGTGCCTGCGTCGTCGGCTGGGGATCAGGCCAAGTACCTCAGGGCCGACGCGACTTGGCAGACGGTGTCGGGCGGCGGGGTGACGAACAGCGCGGGCGCGAACGTGCTGGCGAAGTCGGACGGGACGAACCTCGTGGCGTCCGGGCTGACGGAAGCCTCGGCTGGCGCGGTAGCCACGACGGCGGGCACGGCGCTCGGGCTCACCGCGACCGCTCCTGCGGCCACTACAGGCGCGTCGCAGGCGGGCAAGGCGGTCACGATCACGGCGAGTCCGGCGGTGGCGAGCACGGACACCAACGGTTCTGCGCGCGGCGGCGATGTGACGATTTCCGGCGGCAACGCAGCGAACCGCACGAGCGGTGACGCTGACGGTGGGGCGATCAACCTATACGCCGGCCAGAGCGTAGGCACAGCAACGTGGGCCACGGGGCCGCTTCAGCGCGGGTACATCAATGTTTACGGATTCATTCGGGGCGCCGGCTTCGGATCTGCGCTGACCGGAGTGCTCATTGGCGGCGCCGGGAACAACAACACCTCCCGTCCGCTTACTTGGTACGACGGCGGTCTCTGGGTTGGCACACTGTCCGTAGACGGTGTCTGGGTAAAGAACACCGGATACATTGGATTTTCCTCTGCGGCCACAGAGACCAACACCGGAGACACTTATTTCCGCCGCAAGGCCGCCGCGAACCCCGCCTGGGGCGCAGCCTCCGGCACCCCCACCGCCTACACGCACACGCTCGCGGCGGACGGCCGCTCTGGCACGGACACCAACGTCGGCGGGGCGAACGCAACCATCACCTCCGGCATCGGCACCGGCACCGGCACGCCGTCCACGCTGACGATCTCGACGCCAGCGACGACGACTTCGGGCACGGGAGCGCAGACGGCGACGGCGCGCGCGATCTTCGGACCGAACGGCGTGAACCTCCCGAACCTCCCCACCTACGCCGACAACGCAGCAGCCACGACCGGCGGACTTGCCGCTGGCGACGTTTACCGCACGTCCACGGGCGTGCTGATGGTGAGGTACTAAATGGCCTTCCCCGAATCGGAACAGCTCGGCACGAAGCTCGGCGCGGCGATGAACGCCTACTGCTCCTACTTCGCGGACCCCGGCGCTTCGCCGTCCGCCGCGCAGTGGGCGCTCGTCAAGGCGTACCGGGACGGACGCGCCGACATCAACCGCTTCCTGACCATCGAGGCGCAGCTTGAGGGTCTGACCGACGCCTCGACGTACGCCGCCGTGAAGGCGTGGGTCGACTCGAAGGAGGCGACCGTCATCAAGCTCTTCGAGCTGGCGTAGATGACCGCGCCGCTCCTCCTCGCCGCCTCCGCCGCGCTCCTCGGCAGCGCCGCGGACTGCGTGACCACGGCGGTCGCGCTGCGGCGCGGGCTGCGCGAGGGCAACCCGTGGGCGGCGGCGCTGTTCGGGCGGCACGTCGTCCTCGGGTCGGCGCTGCTGTCGGTCGCGGTCATCGGCCTCGCGCTCTGGGGCGGGACGGTCTCGCCCACGGGCGCGCAGGTCTTCCTGTGGTGCTTCGCCGCCCTGCGCCTCGGCGCGACGGCGCTCAACGTCAGGAGTCTGTCGAAATGAGCTACGACGACAAGCTGGACCTCATCCTCGCCCGCCTCGATGCCATCGAGGCGAAGCTCGCGCCCGCTGCGGCTCCGGCCACGGTTCCGACCGACGGCCTCTTCCGCTTCGTGCGCCCCGCCGTCCGCAACGTCAACCAGTGGACGGGCGACATGACCTCGCCCGACGCCGAGGAGGCGTTCCAGCGCGCCATCCACGGTGTCAACTGGCGGGGCGGCTACATCGCCGACAGTTCCTACGACGAAGCCTGGGTCGAGATCGAGCGGCTCAAGGCGGGCGACCAGAAGCTCGTGGCCTTCTACCTCTACCTCGACCCGGAGTTCGCTGGCTTCGGCCTGCTGACTGGTCTCTTTAGCCCGGTGAACTACGACGGCGCGTCGTTCGGCGTGAACGGTGCGGCGCGGGCCTCGTTCGCGGGCTACACGATCCAGCGGTTCATTGACGAGCAGATCCTCGTCTCCCAGAGCGGCGGCGGGGCGAGCGGCGACACCGAGTGAGGAAGCTGGCGTGGGTCATCGCGGTCATGGCGTGCTGCTCGGCCGAGGCGCAGTGGACGCCCCGGCCGACGGCTACGCCGCGCCCGACGGTACGGCCGACCGCGACCGTCACGCCCGCCCCGACGGCGACCCCGACCGCCGCTCTGCCGACGCCCTCGCCGACCTCGACGCCGGCGCCGACCGCTACGGCCGCGCCCTGCGCGTGCGAGCGGACGCCGCTGCTGCGGCTGCTGCCAGCGCCGATGCTGGTCGGAACTCCAGCCGTCGGGCAGACCCTTCGCTGGCCGGACGGGGTTCCGGTCGAGATCCTCATCTACTCCGCGGAAGGCGCTACGCCGACCGCATACACGCTCGTGAGGGTTCGATGAGCCTGAACTCCCTCCCCGTGCCCACTCCCACGGGGTCCGTGTCCCGGAGCGGGCGGCGCGTGCTTATCTCCCGCGCGCTGCCCGCGCTTCTTCTCGCCCTCGCGGTGCTCTCCCTGCCGGGCTGCGGTCCCCGCCCGCCCGTCACGACGTCCACCGGCGCCGTCGTCCCGGCCGCCACGGTGCAGGCGCAGGACATCGCCGGGGACGCGCTGAGCGTCCTCCAGGACGTCCACAACGCCGCCGTGCGGGCTCACGACGCCAAGGCCGGGGCCGAACCCGCCGACGTCCACGCGAAGCGCCGGACGGCCCTCCTCGCGTCCGCCTCGGGCCTTCGCGCGGCGTGGGACGGGCTCTCCGCGTGGAAGGCCGGGAGCGAGGGGCGCGGGCTCGCCGGGATCGCTGCCGCTGTCCGCCCCGCGCTCCCCGAGCTGCTCCGCGCCGCGGTCTCCCTCGGGGTCGTCTCGCAGGGGACGGCCGACACGATCGGGGCCTTCTTCGAGGCGGCGGGGGCGGGGCTCACGCCGAAGCCGCTGACGAAGCCGACGGTCGTCTCCGTCCTCCAGCCCGCGGGCGAGATCGACTGGCGCGCCGCGGTGCAGCCGTTCGCGCGCTACTCGACGGTTCTCCAGCCGGAGGGCTACTTCGACGGGTGCAACTGGCACCGGCCGCTGGGCGGAGGCGCGTGGGTGTCGACGCTCGTCCACTGCCAGACCGTCAACGCGGGCGACCTGTACGTGCAGGGGGTCCCCCGATGAACACCGCTCTCGTCATCCCCCCGCGCCTCGACGAGGCCGACCTCGCCGCGCTGAAGGCCGCCAACCCCGGCGTCTTCCTCGTCGTCGCCCAGGGCGAGATCCCGTCCGAGGAGCCGAAGGCGAACCGCCACACGTGGCTGACGGTCATCGCCGTCCTGAAGGGCCTCCTCGCCGCGGGGAAGACCGCCGGCATCTTCACCGGCCCGCTGATCCCCATCGCTGCGACGGCGCTCGGGCTCGGGCTGGACCACGCCGAGAAGGCGATCCTCGGCGCCCCCGAGGTCGAGGACTGGACGCCGGCGCGCATCGCGGCCGCGAGGGCTGCCGTCGAGGACCCTCGGACCTGATGGAGGCGACGACGATGAGCGCGCAGCCTCCGACTCCCGCCACGGTCTCCGTCCCCGTCAAGTCGCCCCGGGACTCCCGCCTCGTCTGGATCCTCGGCGCAGCGCTCGTCCTCTGGCTCGTCACGCTCGTCGCGCCGGAGGCGGCCGCCCTCGGGATCACGCTCCCGACCTGGGTCCTCCTCGTGGCCCGGCTCGCGTCGGCCGCGCTGACGGGCCTCGGGCTCCTCGTCCGACTCGCGATGCCCGACGTCGTGAGCGGGATCCCGTGGCTCGACAAGGGGAACCCGAAGCCGTGAAGCGGATGCGCCGCGCCGCCCCCGGCGTCCTCGTCCTCGGGACGCTGCTCCTCGTCCTCTCGACGGGGACGGCGGCGCTTGCCCAGGCGGTCTCCCAGGCGCGGAGCGACGCTCACGTGGCGACGCTCGTCGTCGATCGGCTGGCGTACCTCGCGATCGCAAACCTCACCGTCTGGGTCGCCGTGCTCATCGCCCTCTGGCGCTGGTCCGGCACCCGGATCACCCGGGAGGCGGAGCGCGTCGTCGGGGACCATGACCGGCTCGCCGGTGCGCACAAGCTCGCCGCGGCCGAAAACCACCGGCCCCTCGAGTCCGCGCTCGCCGACCTCGACCGCGGGATGGCGGACGTCCTCGGCGAGGTGAAGCGGATCGCCGCGATGGTGCAGTCGCTGCCCGAGATGGACCGGCGGCTGCGCGCGCTCGAGGAGGACCACGCGGCCATGACCGGGCGGCGCGACCCGCACGCCTCGCCGCGCCGGTGCCGCATCAGCGACCCGGACGGGGACGACCACGCTGACGAGAGGGGGCAGGGATGACCGAGCCTCTCAAGGACCGCGACATGCTGCACCTGCACCCGGCCTTCCGGGTGAAGCTCGAGCGGCTCCTCGAGACCCTCCAGCGGGCCGGGGTGCCGTTCCGCCTCGACGAGGGCTTCCGCTCGGCCGAGCGACAGGCGTGGCTCTACGGCAGCGGGCGCCTCCGGCCGGGCGCGACCCTGACGCAGAAGGACGGGCAGCCGGGCCTCTGGCCGCCGACGCACGACGTCGTCTCGGAGCGCGGCAAGCCCCGCCGCTCGCGGCACCAGAGCGGCCTCGCGGCCGACCTCTACCCGGTGCGGGGCGACGGCCGAGTGTGGATCCCGCCGGCCTCGCACGAGGTCTGGGTGCTCCTTGCGACGGCCGCGCGCGCGCTCGGGCTGCGGGCTGGCAGGGACTGGGGCGACTCGCCGCACGTCGAGTGGGCCGGGGCGCTGCCGAAGGAACCGAAGGAGGCCGCATGACGGCACCCGCAACCTGCATCCTCACGGGAACCGTCGAGTCGCCCCCCAGCACGCCCGTCTCCGGGGCGCTCGTCCGTGTCCGCACGATCGCCACGCAGCTCCTGTCGAACGGGGCGGGCGCGGCGGTCAACGACCTGACCACCACCACCGCGGCCGACGGGACGTGGAGCCTGACGCTCGCGCAGGGGCTGAAGGCGCAGATCGACATCCCGATCGTCGGGGTCGCCTCGGACATCACGGTCCCCGCGCTCACGACGGCCGACCTCTCGACGCTGACGCTCTACGCCCGCGGGACGCTGACCCCGGCGACGATCATCTCGGCGACCGGGCCGAGCATGGGCGGCGACCTGACCGGCTCTTCCCCGAACCCGACCGTCGTCGGGCTGCGGGGAAAGGGCCTGCACGCCGACACGCCGGCCGACGGCAAGGTCTGGGTCTACCGCTCGGCATCGGGCGACTACCGCCTCGAGTCCTTCCCCGTCTCGAGCGCCGTCCAGACCGTCACGGCGGGGCAGGGGATCACTGTCACGGGGACGACGAACCCGACCGTCGCCGTCACGAGCGGCGGCGTCGTCGCTGGGATGCTCGCCTCGGGCGCGGCAGCGTCGAACGTCGGCACGCTCGGGGGCGACCTCTCGGGCACGCTGCCGAGCCCGCAGATCGCGGCCGGCGCGATCGTCGACGCCGACGTCAACGCCGCGGCGAACATCGCGTGGACGAAGGTCAGCAAGTCCGGCGCGGCGGCCTCGGACGTCGGGGCGGTCGCGACGGGCACGGTCCTCGCGGCCATCAACGCCTCGATCGAGACGCCGAAGATCGCCGCCGGGCAGCTCGCGGGCGGGATCGCGCAGTCCCAGGTGACGAACCTCGTCACGGACCTCGCGGCGAAGCGGAACACGGCCGACGCCATCGCGCAAGCCGACGTCACGAACCTCGTCTCCGACCTCGCCGGGAAGCAGGCGATCTCCGAGAAGGGCGCCGTGGGCGGCTACGCCGGCCTCGACGGCACGGGCAAGGTGCCGGTCGCGCAGCTTCCGCCGGCCGTCCTCGCGGACGGGGACCGCGGCGATATCACGGTTTCCTCGGGCGGGACGGTCTTCACGATCGACTCGGCCGCGGTCACCTACGCGAAGATCCAGAACGTCGCCGCGACCGACCGGCTCCTCGGGCGGGCGAGCTCGGGCGCGGGGACCATCGAGGAGGTGGTCTGCACGGCAGCCGGCCGGGCCCTCCTCGACGACGCGAGCGCGGCGGACCAGCGGACGACCCTCGGGCTCGGGACGGCCGCCGTCCTCAACGTCCCGGCCATCGGGGACGCTGCGGTCACGGAGGTCGTCAAGGGCACGGACACGCGCCTGACGGACGCCCGGACGCCGACCGCGCACACGCACGCCGAGGCTGACGTTACGGGGCTCGTCAGCGACCTCGCGGCGAAGGTGCCGACCTCCCGCTCGATCTCGACGACGAGCCCCCTGGCGGGCGGCGGGGCGCTTTCTGGCGACCTCACGCTGACGGTCGGGGACGCCTCGGGCGCGGCGAAGGGCGTCGTCATGCTGACCGGCGACCTCGGCGGGACGGCGACGAGCCCGACCGTCGCGAACGTCGGGGGGCAGCCGGCCGCCAACGTGGCCGCCGGGTCCGTTCTGGCGAACGCCGCGACGAACGCGAACACCGCCTCGGCCATCGTGCGCCGGGACGCGAGCGGGAACTTCTCGGCCGGGACGATCACGGCAAACGTCACAGGCAACGTCTCTGGGACCGCCGCGAACGTGACCGGGACGGTCGCCATCGCCAACGGCGGGACCGGGCAGACGACGGCGACGGCCGCGTTCGACGCCCTCGCGCCGACCTCGGCGAAGGGCGACCTCATCGTCTACAACGGGACGGACAACGTCCGCCTCCCGGTCGGGGCCGACGGCCTCGCGCTCGTCGCGGACGCCTCGACGGCGACGGGGCTGAAGTACGCGACCCCGGCGAGCGGGTCGGTCACGTCCGTCGCGACGGGCAACGGCCTCCAGGGCGGCCCGATCACGACGACGGGCACGGTCGACCTTCGGCTCAACGCGGCGGGCGGCCTGACGAAGACCCTCGGCGGGGGAGGCAACGAACTCGGCATCGCGGCGGGGGGCGTCACGGACGCCATGCTCGCTGTCGCCAAGGTGCCCGCTGCGCGGACGCTGACGACGACGGCCCCCCTCACGATCGACGGCGGGGCGAGCGCGGACCTCTCCGCGAACCGCACCCTCGCCGTCTCGGACGCTACCGCCGGAGCCAAGGGCATCGTCCAGCTGGCCGGGGACATCTCCGGCACGGCTGCCGCACCCACGGTCGCAACGGTCGGCGGGCAGACGGCGGCGAACGTCGCGGCCGGCGCGGCCCTCGCGAACGCGGCCACCTCGGCGAACACGGCCTCGACGATCGTCCGGCGCGACGCCTCGGGCAACTTCGCCGCGGGCACGGTGACGGCCAGCCTGACGGGCGACGTGACGGGGAACGTCACGGGCAACGTGTCCGGCAACGTGACGGGCAACGCGACGGGCGCGCTCCTCGACAAGGGCGGCGCGATCTACAACGTCAAGGCGTACGGCGCGCAGGGCGACGGGTCGTTCGACGACACGACCGCGATCAACTCCGCGATCGCCGCGATGGGGACGGGGAAGGGGATCCTCTACTTCCCGAAGGGGACGTACAAGTTCTCCACCTTCACGCTGGGCGGGAAGGGGATGGTTGTCCGCGGCGCCGGGTGGGGCTCGACGACGCTCTCGACGACGACGACGGGCGGCACCGGGATCCTGATCTCGGCGGCGCTCTGCGGGATCGAGGACGTCTCCGTGCAGGTCACCGGCACGCCGGTCGCCGGCCAGAAGAGCGTGCGCGTGACCGGGTCCGCGACGATCGCCCGCGTCGCCTTCACGAACGCCTTCCTCGCGATCTCGGCCGAGGGCGACGTGGCGCTCCGCGACGTCACGATCGAGTCGCCCGACGCCTCGGCGCTCGCGCTGGTGAACGTCGTCTCGCCCGGCACGCTCGACGCGGAGCGGGTCGCGATCGGCACGCGGGACGCGCCGCTGACGGCCGGGACCGGCATCGCGTTCGGCAGCGGGACGGCCCCGAGCCGGATCGTCTCGTCCGGCGTCTTCATGGACGCGAACGGGACCGCGGTCGACGCGGGGAGCATCGCCGGGCTGCGGATCACGGACTCGGTCCTGATGGGCGCCGGGACCGGCTCGGCCCTGTCCATCGCGGGCGGGACGGTCACGATCGCGAACTCCCAGGCGTGGGGCGGGACGAACGCCGTGAAGGTCACGGGCACGTCCTACCTGACTGCCACCTCCTGCCAGTTCAAGAGCGACGACACGAACGTCGCGACGGCGACCGGGCACACGGTCTCGCTGAACACGGACGGGCAGACGGTCTTCGCGGACGTCGACCTCGGGCACGCTGCGGCGACGTTCTCCGACCTCTACGTCCCGAACGCATCGGCCGTCCTCTACTACAACGGGGGCGTCCTCCACGCGGTGAGCGCGCTCCCGGCCGCGGCGTACGGGGTCAACTGGGCTGGGTCGCAGGCGTACCTCTCGAACATCACGACGAACGGCGTGTTCGGGACGGCGGCATTCACGGGGGGCAGCCTCCGCGGCACGGCGGTCGCGTCGGCCGCCTCGATCTCGATCACAGCCCCGGTCACGCACGTCACCGGGACGACGACGGTCAACACCATCTCCGCGCCGGTGTCCACCGGCCCGATCACGCTGATCCCCGACGGCGCGTTCGCGCTCTCAACAGCCGGAAACATCGCCGTCGCCATGACCGCGACCGTCGGCGTCCCGATCCAGCTCTGGTACGACGACGTCACCGGGAAGTGGTATCCGTCCTCCCGCCTCGCCGGGACGCTGACCGCGGGCCGCGTGCTCGTCGGCAACGGGACGAACAACGTCACGAACTCGGCGGATCTCGTCTGGGACGACGCGAACTCGCGCCTCGGCGTCGGAGTCGCCGCGCCGACTCAGGACGTGGACGTCGCCGGCGACGTGCGCGCTGCCGGGTTCCGCCTCTCCGCTCTACAGACCGCCCCATCGTCGGCCGCCGACACGGGCACGACCGGCGAGCTCCGGTTCGTCGACGGCTACCTATACCTCGCCGTCGGAACTAACCAGTGGAAGCGCGTTGCGCTCACGACCTGGCCCTGATGCGAAGGAGTAAGACATGAGGTTCAGCTTCCCCATCACGAAGACCGAGAAGACGGAGGACGGTCGCCTTCTGATCGAGGGAGTGGCGACCTCAGAGGCCCTCGACGTTCAGGGCGACATCCTCGACTACGAGGGCTCGAAGAAGGCCTTCGAGAAGTGGCGCGGCAACCTCCGTGAAGCGCACGACCCGAAGAAGCCAGTCGGCAAGGCCCTCGAGGTGATCCCCGACGACACGTCGAAGACGATCGCCGTCAGGGCGTTCATCTCCGCGGGCGCTCAGGACACGCAGGCGAAGGTCATCGACGGCACGCTCGCGATGTTCAGCGTCGGCGGCGGCGTCCCGACGAAGACGAAGCTCGAGAAGGTCGGCGGCAAGCCGATCCGCCGCGTCCTCGAGTGGCCGATGACGGAGCTCTCGCTCGTTGACGTCGGCGCGAACCCCGACGCCGCGGTGTCCGTCGCGAAGGCGATCGGGGAGCGGGAGGAGGAAGGCGAGGAGCCGCCGCCGCCGCCGGAGGGGGAAGAGCCCGAGCCGAAGGAAGAGGCTCCGAAGGAAGAGCCCGAGCCCCCTGCCGAGGAGCCGAAGGCCCCGCAGCTCTCCGAGTCGCAGCTCGCCGAGATCGTCACGAAGGTGACGGACGCGGTCCTCGCCGCGATCGAGGCGAAGGCCAAGGACAAGATCGAGCAGCCGCCGGCAGCGGAGGCCCCGCCCGAGAAGTCCGAGAAGGCGACCGAGATCCGCAAGGACGAGGAGGCCGACGTGCTCTCCGCGGCATGCATCCTCGACAGCCTCAAGAACCTCCGGGTGACCGAGGGGGCCGAGCCCGAGATCGAGACGAAGCAGCTCGCGGCGCTCGCGCGCGCCTCGGCCGCGCTCGCCGAGTTCATCGCACTCGAGGCCGGCGAGGTCATCGAAAACGCCGCGGCCGAACCCGAGCCGATGCTCGAACTCGCCGCGAAGATCGACGGCTTCCAGAAGGCCGTCCTCGACGCGATCGGCGCGGCGATCCAGAAATCCGCTCCCCAGCCCGACCCGCGAATCGACGCCGTCGTCGCGGGGATCGAGTCCGTCTCGAAGGCGGTGGGCGACCTCAAGGCCGACACGAGCGGCGAGGTCAAGGCCCTCCGCAAGAGCATGGACCAGATCCTCTCGATGCCCGTCCCGGGCCGCGCACCGCTCCGGATGATCACCCCCGAGATGGCCGGGCAGCCGGTCGTCTCCACCGCAACCCTCGAAGCGAACGCGCTCCGCAAGGCCGCGGCCGGAGCCCCGCCCACCGCGCGGGACTACCTGCTCAACGAGGCCAACGCGATCGAGCGCGGATAGGAGTCCAGCATGGACGACATCGACAACATCGTCGCCAAGGCGGCGGTCGAGCCCACGGCGAACGTCGGGGCCTTCGGCACCTACCTCAACAACCTCCCGGCCGAGCGCAAGGAGCGCCTCCGGAAGTCCCTCGACGCGGCGATGGCCGCGCCGATCCAGAAGGACGTCACCGGCAACTCCGGCATGACGACCGCCGTCGGCCTCGTCCCGTACTCCCTCGAGGCCCCGGCGCTCAACCTCTGGCCGGTCGTGACCCCGCTCCGCAATGCGATCCCCCGCAAGGTCATCGGCGGCACGGGACACCACTGGAAGCGCATCACCGCGATCGACACCGACCAGGACTACGGGTTCGTCGCGGAGAACACCGACACCACGGCGAACAGCGTCGCCGGCCGCGCCGGGTTCATGAAGCTCTCCGAGGTCGACGACCTCGTCGCCTTCAAGACCCTCGGCCTCGACAACTACATCACCGAGGACGCCCGCTACGGCGGCAACACGACCGTCAACTCCGGCATGGACTTCCGGCCGGACCAGGTCGCCCGCCTCGCCGCCCTCCAGGCGCTGATGATGCGCGAGGAGCGCGCGCTGCTCGGCGGCAACCTCACGCAGCTCGCCGCCCCCGGCGCCCCCAGCCTGACCGGGCAGACGAAGGCCGCGGCCGGCACCGGTTCGCTGACCGCCGCGACGGCGTACAAGTTCACCGTCTCCGCGCTCACGTTCCTCGGCTACCGCAAGGGCTCGAAGGGCGGCACGGGCGCCACGAGCGCCGTCGGCGAGACCACCGCCGCCGCCTCCACCGCGCTCACGACCGAGGCCAGCGGCGCCGGCTCCGACTCCCTCACCTTCGGCTGGACCGCGATCCCCGGCGCCGTGGCGTACAACGTCTACGGCGGCACGAACGCGGGCGACGGCCGTGTCTACCTCGGCACCGTGACCACGAACAAGTTCACGGCGACGACGGTCTCCGGCCTCGGCGGGTCGACGAACGTCCCGAACGTCGCCAACCTCACCGTCGACACGAACGGGTACGACGGCCTCATCAAGCTCTTCGCGACGAAGGCCGGGTACATCAAGTCGCTCGACGGCGCCCCGCTCTCCGGCACGAAGAACTACATCGCCGAGTTCGACACGGCGTTCCAGTCGCTCTTCGTCGGGGCGCAGGTCGGGACGACGCGGATCTTCATGTCGCCCGCCGACATCCGCAAGGCGATCGACGTCATCACCGGCTCGTCCGCGCCGTACGTCCGCCTCGACGCCAAGGGCGGCGACTTCAACGTGACCGGCGGCCTCGGCGTCTCCGGCGTCCTCAACAACTACACCAACCAGCGGGTCGACTTCGAGGTCCACCCGTACATGCCGCCCGGCACCGCGCTCCTGTGGTGCGACAACCTCGGGCAGTACTACCCGAACGCGAACATCCCGAACCCGGTCGAGATGCTCCTCGCCTACGAGTACATGTCGATCGACTTCGCCCGGACCTCGCTCCGGCAGGAGTTCGGCACGTACGTCAAGGGCGCCCCGACCCTCCGCGCCGGCTTCCCGATGGGGATCATCTACAACATCGGCTGATCGTGACGTGGCGGGGGTCTTCGGGCCCCCGCCCTTTCCGCAGGAGACCGCATGGCTTCGATCGACTGGTCCACGAAGATCGGCGCGTACCTCAACCTCGGGACCGACACGCTCGGGACCAGGGGCGAGCTACTCGCCGACATCGGCGCGTCGGTGCAGGCCGCGATCGAGCAGCGGATCGGCCGACACCTCGACAAGCAGGTCCACACGGACGTCCTCGACGGCAACGGCCGGCGGATGCTCTACCTCCCGTGGGACCCGGTCCTCTCGGTCGCGTCGGTCGACATCGACGGTCTGGCGATCGACCTGACGGACCGCGTCATCGTGCGCGACCGGGCCGGGCTGATCTTCACGGACGGCTCGCTCTGGCCGCTCGGGGTCGGGAACGTCACCGTGACCTACACGGCCGGCTACGACGTGCCCCCCGCCGACCTCGTCCATGCCGGCGTGCGCTGGGGCGCGGGCATCTTCCGCGCGCGCGACCGCGTCGGGATGACCTCGACGGGCGCCGCCGGGCAGACGACGTCGTTCACCGAAGACCCTCCGAAGTGGCTCGAGCGGGTCATCGCGGCTCACGTCAGGTGGGACAAGGCGTGATCGAGATCACCCTCGACGCCTCGTCGATCGAGCGGGCGGTTGACCTGCTCCGGCGCTTTCCGGACCGGCTGAAGGAAGCTCTCCGGAAGGCGAACATCAACTCGTCCGCGCACGTCCTCGCCCGCATCAAGCAGGTCAAGCTCGTCGGCGGGAACCCGCTGAACCGGCGGACGGGGAATCTCATCCGCTCCTGGGCGGTCATCCCGCCAGTCGAGGAGCGCGACGGGTGGCGCGGCGGCGTCGGGTCGAACTGCTCTTACGCCGCGGCGCACGAGTTCGGCGTGGACAAGACGCAGAACGTCATGGTCCGAGCGCACACGCGAAAGGTCGTTCAGGTCTTCGGACGGCCGGTCCGCGGCGTGACGGCCGAGGTATCCGCCCACACCCGCGCCCAGCACACGAAGCTCCCGGCGCGGCCGTACGCACGGCCGTCGTTCGCCGAGGTGGCTGAGCGCATTCAGGCAACGCATCACGACCAGATCCGGCAGGCGTGGGAGAAGTCCAAGTGAGCGACAGCCGCGAGGAGATCCTCGTCCGCCTTCAGGCCTGCATCGCGACCCTCGCGCCGGGCGTGGTCTACACGTTCCCCGGCGGGCGCACGCACCGCCCGATCGAGACGGACCTCGGCGGCCGGTGCTACTCCAAGGTCCGCCCCGAGGCGAGCTTCGATTCGTCGGAGCTGCCCGCCGTGGAGCTCCTGACGAACAACTCCGAGGACGACACGATCCGCGAGGTAGCGGACGACGACACGTACCTCGCCGACATGAAGGCCCAAATCTTCGGCTACCTCAAGAGCGACGACGCGGGCGATGAGAAGGACGCCGTCGTGCGGGCGAAGCTCAACGCGTTCCGCGCCGATCTCATCGTGGCCGTCGAGGCGTTCCCCTACTGGACCTCGGCGGAGTACCCCGAGCCGATCCGTCGGCGCGTCGGGGAGATCGAGACGGTCCTCCAGAAGCAGATGACGGAGGCGGCCATCAACGCCCCCGACGGATTCCTGACCCTCGACTACGCGATCCGCTACCGATTCAGCCGACTCAACCCGTAAAGGAGACGCACGATGCTCAACTTCCCGACCGCTCCCAACCCCGCGACGCTCTTCATCAGCGGCGCAGGTGACCTCTACATCGGCACGTACGCCGCAGCCGGCGCGGACTCGGCCGCGCTGCGGCACATGGGGCCGACTTCCGGCGGCATCGCGATCGAGTACAAGCGCGACATGCACCCCGTCGAGTGCGACCAGTTCCTCGGCGCGGTTGCGGCCTTCCCGACGAAGGAGGCCTGCACGATCAAGGTGACCCTCCAGGACATGACGCTCGCGAACTTCTACAAGGCCCTGAACATGAGCGTCAACACGCTCACGGCCGGCGACCGGACGGACAACTCCGGGAGCATGGGCCTCGGCGAGGAGACGGCGCAGCTCTACTTCCAGGTCGTCTGGAAGGGCAAGGCGCCGGCGCAGTCCTCGGCGACCTCGCGCATCTGGCAGCTCTACAAGTGCTTCACCGTGACGGCCGGCGAGGTCAAGAACGAGAAGACGAAGGAAGCCGGCGTGCAGGTCACCCTCCAGGCGCTGACCGACCCGACCGTCACCACCGCCAACAAGGTCGGCAAGATCATCGACGCGTGAAGACCTCCTGCGTAGCGGACGCGTGGTCGCTGGACCCGATCGGGGAGTTGCGGCTCGGGGATCGTCTGGTCCCCGTGCCGCCGCTCACGTTCGGTCGGTTCCAGCGGCTGCTTGCCCTGCCGTCCTCCGAGTTCATCCGAGCGATGGCCACGGGTGACGTTGCCGCTGCGTTCCCGTGGGCGGAGGTCGTCATCCCGGGCCTCTCCCGCACGGAGTGGGAGGGCGGCGCGACGGCGGCCACGATCGGGAAGCTCTTCATGCTCTTCACTCGGGGGCACGACTGGGCGTTCATCGGCGACGCGATCCGCTTCGGCGAACCGGCCGACGCCGACGAGGAAATGCCGACGATCGTCACCCTGGCCGCCGGCCTCCTCGCGATCGCCCGCGCCTCGGGGCACCGGATCGGCGACCTCGTCGAGATGCGCCTCGAGGGGTTCCACCTGCTCGTGGAGACCCTCCGGCGCGAGCGCGAGAGCGGCGAGGAGCAGGTGCCGCAGGGCGGGATCCCAGAAGGATTCGGCTACGCACCGGACGCGTCGGGGCTCCTCGAGAAGCTGAAGGCAGCGGAGGAGGCGGCCTCTGGGCGCGACATGACCGAGGAGGCCCCCCATGGCAACTGAGAAGGTCGACTTCGAACTCTGGCTGAAATCGAAGTTCGACGGCGACGCGCTGAAGGCTGCCGAGACCGCGTTCGAGAGGACGAAGGCCTCGGCCGAAGGCGCCGGCAGAGGAATGAGCGTGGCGAAGTCCGCCGCGAACGAGCTGAAGTCCGCGCTCGGCGAGCTCGTCGCCGTGGCAGCCATCCTCTCCGAGCTGAAGGAAGGCTTCGAGGAGGTCGCCAACGCAGAGCAGGCGTTCCTCCGACTCTCCGCCGCGGCCGATCGGCTCGGGCAGAGCGCGGAGGACGTCGATCGGCAGTTCAAGGACCTGGCCGGGAACATCCAGAAGGCCAGCGGGCTCGACGACGACGCCCTCTACAACTACATGGTCAAGGTCTACCAAGCGACGGGCGACGTGAACGAGGCGATGGGCCAGGCGGCGCTCGCGGCGGACGTGGCGCGCGGGGCGAACGTCGACCTCGGGAAGGCGCTCGGGATCGTCCAGTCGGTCTCCGTCGGCAATACCCGCGTGCTGCGCGAGCTCGGCATCTCGGTCGAGACCACCGGCGACAAGTCGATCGACGCGGCGAAGGGGCTTGACGCGCTCCGCGAGAGGTTCAACGGCGCGGCCGCAGCGGCCGGCGGCATGAAGGTCGGCCTCGACAAGGTGAAGGAGGAGTGGGGCAACGTCCGGAACTCCTTCATCGAAGGCGGCGGGGAGCTCCTCGGGATCCTTCTGAAGGTCGCCAACCTCGGGCTGCAGCCGCTGTTCCTCGCCCTCGAGCTGGCCGGCAACTCCATCAAGACGATCGTCGCCGGCTTCCGCGGCCTCGGGGAGGTCGTCTCGAAGGCGCTCTCGGGTGACTTCGCCGGAGCGAAGGAGACCGCGGCGAAGACGCTCGAGGAGCTGTCCGCCGGCTTCGAGAAGGCCTTCGACATCATCGTCGACAGGGCGCAGAAGGCCTGGGACGTCGCGATGGGCGGAGGCATGACGAGCTACGCCGCGCCGAAGCCGAAGGGGACGGGAGCCGGGTCCGGCGACAAGCCGAAGGGCGACCAGGACTGGTCCGTCTACGACAAGCCCATCGGTCCTTCGAACGAGGCTTACAAGAAGGAAGAAGAGGCGCGGCGCAAGCGGATCGAGCAGTTCCTGAAGGACGAGGCTGCGGCGCACGCGAAGCTGAAGAAGCTCGACGCCGACACCGTCGCCGACATGGCTCGGGAGGCCGAGAGACTCTCGAATCTCTACAACAAGCTGCGCGATGCCGAACTCCGGGACGCGAAGGAAGCCGCGAAGATGAAACGAGAGCTGGCCGGCGAAATGGCGCTCTCGCTCATCGGCATCGGCCAGGCGCTGTTCGGCGAGTCGAAGGAGCTGGCGATCGCCGAGGCGATCATCTCGACGCTCCTCGCGGCGAACAAGGTCCTCCCGAACTACTACCTCGCCGCTGCGGTCATCGCGGCCGGCATGGCGAACGTCGCGAAGATCTCCAGCACGGAGCCGAAGGGCGATTCCTCGCAAGGCCGAGGCTTCGACAACCCCTCGAACGACCGCGCCGCGTACCTCGGCGGCCGTCGCTGGGCGGCCGACATGATCGGCGAGTTCACCAAGGGCGTCTCCTCCGGCTGGGCGTCCGGGATGGCCGCCGGCGCGACGACGAACACGAACACGTACGACCAGAGCCGGACCTACAACGTCCACCTGCACGGCGGCCTGATCGACCCGAACGACCAGCAGATGGCGAAACGCCTGTACCGGACGCTGCAGATCGTCGGGACGCAGGTCGAAGGCCAGCGGGCCACGGCGAGGAGGTAGCGTGGCGATCCCGAACGTCACCGTCGAGCTGAACATCCCGGGCCTCGGATGGCGCGACGTGTCCGGGCCCGCGTCGATCGACTCGACGATCGAGGTCACGGAGGCGATCGAGAACCCCACGGAGGTCAACGCGTTCGTCGCCCCCGAGGTGACGATCAAGCTGCACCAGGACGGCAGCGGCATCTTCACCTTCTCGCTGTTCTCCTCGATGCTTCCGGAATCGACCGACTACCTCGTCCGGATCAAGCGCGACGGGGTGACGCTGTTCTACGGGTTCATCCTGCCGAACACCCTCCAGTTCGACGACGCCGAGAGGTGGGCTTCGTTCAACGCGATCGGCATGGCGGGGAAGCTGGCCCGCACCTCGGCCGAGTCGTCGGCCGCGCTGAAGCGCGCGGTCAACACGGGCTGGCGCGTCCACGAGGCGGGCGGGAACGAGTCGCTCGGGACCGTGATCATCACGAACACGGCCGGCGCGACCTCGCTCTGCGAGATCCTCGCCGGGGACACGGTGACGGTCCAGACGCCCGGCGGGCAGACGGACGAGCTCGTCGTCCAGGGCGTCGCGCCGACGACAGAGACGAGCCCGCACCTCTACTTCGAGCTGACCGTGACCGGGCTGAATCAGGCGTACGAGGCCGGGTCCGTCGTCACGCTGATCACGCCGTACGCTCGGAATCTCTCTCTGAAGACGTTCGTCGACCGGCTCTTCCTAGCTGCCGGGCTGAACGCGACGACGGCCTCGACGTACCTCGCGGCCCCGCTCGTGGGCGCGTCGGCCCCGTTCGCCACGCCGCCGAGCATGGTCGGGCTCGAAGGGATCGCGCCGCTCGGCGTCTCGACGGTGACGAACGACATCATCGGCTCGCCGCTGCCGGGGGAGTTCCCGGTCCTCGGCACGAACGTCGGCGTCTACAAGCAGGAGAACGCGCCGACCGGGGACTGGACGTTCTACGAGCACGCGGACACGGCGCTCTATCCGGTGGACTGGCGGCCGTACGGCTCGGGGAAGTGGGAGCAGTACGGGCGTCGCTACCGCCGGAGGCTGATCCGCGACGCCGAGCTGCCGCCGAACGTGACGGGCGCGCTCTACACGTTCTGGGCGTACGACTACTACGACACCTTCACGCCCGCAACGTTCTACCGCTACCGGCTCGAGGTCGAGGTGGACAATTTCGACGGGCGGGCCGCGGCCTACAACTGGGAGACGCGGCTCTACAAAGAATCTTCGTCGGACGGCTACACCTGGACGACGATCGGCGGGCCGTACGGGACGAGGAACGGCGTCACCGTGGCGCGGCTACATGACGAGATCCCGTACGCATGCGGGATCGAGGTCTTCAAGCTGCTCGGCTCGAAGCGGATCATCTTCACGGATCCGGACGACACGGTCGACCCGTGCCAGTACTACCTCTCGCAGATGACGACGGCGGGAGCCGTGACGCGGAACGTCGGCCCGAGCGGCGTCTCGATTCGCGGGAACCTCTTCCAGCACAAGCTCGACTACTTGCTCGTCGCACGCCGCGACACGACCCGCAGCGACATCCCGACGGCGTTCATCCTGACGGACGACGGAGCCGGGGCGCTGGCGGTATCGAACACGGTCCCGATCCCGGCGGACTTCCAGCCGTACACGCTGCGCTACAACGCGGGCGACGGCTACTGGTACGCGCTCGCCTCGTCGAAGGAGAACGGCGTCCGGCTGCTCTCGTTCACCGGCAGCACGCTCGCGCTCCGCTCGGGCTACACGCCGCCGGAGCTGTTCCCGCCGTCCGGCGCGCTCGGCGCCGTGGACATGACGGTCGTCAACGGCCCTCCGGGGCAGACGTACCCGATGCTCGCGATCTTCGGGAATCAGCTCTGGTGGATCTCGAAGTCCGCCTCGGGCTGGATCGCGTACGCCGACGTCGAGGGGCTGTCCTGCGGCGAGGCGCTCGCGCAGGCCGTGACGCTCGTCGACGCGTACGCCTACGTCGACCGTGACCTGACGTCGTGGGTCAAGAGCCGCGGCACGACGTCGACACGCAGCGTCATCACCGGGACGACCGGCACCTCGACGCGGCTCGACGACGGAGGCTGCCTGCGCCTGCGCCGCTCGTCGATCTGGTACAAGTCCTACCGCTACGTCACGGTCAAGAACGAGAAGGACGAGTCGATCGTCGGCGAGGCCGGCGACAAGAACTTCAAGGACACTGAGCAGGGCCTCGAGCTGACGAGCCGCTACGTCTCGACGCAGAGCTTCGCGACGGCGCTCGCGCAGAACCTGCTTTCCTACCTCGGGCGCGCGCTGAAGGCAGTCGACCTCGAGCACGAGCTCGACGAGCGGCGGTACGAGATCGGCCGCTGGTTCAACGCGTCGATCGACGGCGCGGTCCGTACGTTCCAGATCATCGAAGCCACCCCGAGACCCGTCGCCGGCACGGTGCGCGTGCAGGGCCTCGAGCTGTAGGAGGAGACGTGGCGTTCTACCAGAAGACCCCGGCGCTCAGGCTCGTCAACAGCTCGGGCGCGGTGATAGCCGGGCCCCTCTCCCTGTACCAGCCGGCGGCGCTCACGCAGGGGATCATCTGCACGGCGGACTGCAAGTACCCGCCGGAGCTGCTCGGGCCGTGGCACAACCTGGCCTATCAGACGCGGCTCACGCTCCTCGGCTACAGACCGAGCGTCTCCCTGTCGTTCCCACTCCTGGCGGCGGACGGGGCGAGCGGGATGGCGCTCCTGTACCAGTACTACACGGGAGCGTTCGCGGCCGGCTACTACGCGGCCCTACAGTTCAACCTCTTCTCGACGACGTGCTCTGTGTGGCGGGGGATGTTCCCGACGTCGGCGTGGGAGCCGCGGCCGCTCGGCGGCAAGCAGCGGACGGGCTACGAGCTGGACCTGACGCTCGAGGCCCGCGACCTAATCAACGCCCCGGGCGACTGGACGGCGGGGACGTGGTGACCAGCCGGAACCGCTGCCTCAACCCCTGCGCCCGGTTCTCCTCGCTCTCCCATCGCGGCACCGTGCGCTCCTCGAGCTGGCCGTCCGGCAGCCGGTAGACGAGCACCCAGACGCCCGGCTCCGTCCGGCACCCCCGGTAGTCCGCGCCGTCGGGGAGCGGCACGAACTCGCCGTGGCAGGTCCGCATCAGGTGCGCGAGGTCGATGGCGGGGCCGAGGGGGAGCTTCATCTAGTCATCCGTTCCGGACTTCATAGCACGGCCTCCGATCGGCCTCTCCTTCTCCCGCCGGTCGGGAAACAGCTCCAAGACGTAGGCGAACGTCCGCCAGACTCCGGACTGCGACTCGCGGCGCGAGAACCGCATCCGAGCGACGTGGATCTCGCCGGAGACCGACCGCAGCGGGAACGTCGCCTCGGCGTGGCCGGTGCGGTCGAGCGACTCGGCGACAAGGTCGGACACGTCCGGCTCGGCTTCGATCGCGAACGTGCTGGTCGGCTTGCCGATCAGATCCCAGCCCCACCCGAGCTTGTCGTGCAGGTAGCCGGACACCCATGTGATCCGGCCGTTCTCTGAAACGGTGACTAGCTCGCCCGGCCCCCCTGAAGCTTCCGCCCCGGCGCCGGGGGATTCGCTGGGGCCGATGGAGGGTGGTTTGTTGCGGTTGGCCGAGCAGCGGTCGCCGATTCCTCCGCGTCGAGAGCGATCTTCAGCAGTTCGTTGATCGCATTCCCGCGTCGCCGGTTGTGGGCGCGGCCCCAGGCGTCGGCCCGTTCGAGCAGCCCGCGCTGTAGACGTATCCCCTTCGGCGGTAGCAGTTCCGTGGGGTCGCTCATGTGCACAACCTACCTCCGAGACATAACCCTTGACAAGTGCACTTTCGGGCGCTACGTTAGTGCACATGGGAGCACCGAAGCGCACCGCCAAGTCCACCGCGAAGGGGGTCCGGTTCGCCCCCGACGTGTTCGCCGAAATCAGACGGATCGCGCGCAAGCCGCGATCCTTCTCCCCGACCGTCAACGCTCTCCTCCGCGAGGCGCTCGACGCCCGCGCGCAGAAGGCGGCGTGACGTGTCCGTCCCGCACTGGCTCCTCGAACTCCCCGCCGACGGCCCGGCGCTGCCGCCGGTCTCGCGTGTGAGGGGATCGCGGGAGCGGCTGCGGGCGCTGGAACTCTCCCTCACCGCCGGCTCGCACCCGGCGAATCCCGCCCCGACTTCCCGCCCCGAGACAGACGCGGGGACCTTGGTTCGCGCCGAGGTCCCCGCGCCCCCGCCGCCCGAGGAGACGGAGGTGGTGGGCCGCGGGGCTGGAGGTGCTGCGTGAGTGCCATACGGGAAGAGATGGGTCCGGTTCCCGTGGACGCACGCGCGAACTCGTGCGCGGAAT